AGTGGTAATGGCATCGGTGTGAAGTATACCAACACCACCTTCTACTCTCCATTGGTCAATGTTCTGTGAAGTATCATCAATCAATAATGAATTTACATTAGAGAAATTCTTTTTCAACCTTTTACCTGGTACCAAATTAACAGGAAACTCAATGTTGTGGTTATTCAACCATTCAATCTTTTGTTCTCTAATCTCTGCATCACGCTTTTCGGATGATGTTGAAGATAGAATCTCTGTAGGTATCTTTAATGACCTGAGATAGTTAATCAACATCATAGCATCAGGCATTAAATCTAATGTAGCAAATTGTCTTTCAGCAATGAACATGGTAAAAAACTTATCAAATGTTTTATAGGTGTCTGCCTCTTTCGGTTCAATCTTATACAATTCTTTGTATCGTTTATTGAAATCGGCAATCACACCATCCATGTCCAAGTAAATCTTGGTAATCTTATGCATATTCTTTAATCTTTTCTTTTAAAATTTGTTTATACTTTTCTTTATCATATGATATAAACGGTGTATATTTCTTTATAATTCTTCGATGTGTCGGCCAAATAATATCTTCTGTAATTTGTTTTTCCCACTTTGGCATACAACCAAGTATATCAACTAGGATGCAAACTGTTTCCAATGAAATATTCTCGTGCATCATCTTAGTAATTAACATTGGCCAACCACCATCAACGGGTTTGAAGTAATCATCAATATGCCAGAATTCGGCACCATCAACACTATCAAACATATACATTATATCATTCTCAAAGGTATATGTCAAGCTCTGTTGGGTTTTTTGCCACTTGGTATAGTTCTCATCACCATCTTGTAATAGGTCACCTACCCAATCGCCTTTACCTTGTATGAAATTGGCAATATAGAAATTCTTCAATTCTTCCAAATTGTATTTACGAGATAGTTTGTAAAATTGGTATTTTGATTTGTTGGTGGTAAATGTCTGTTTAGATACATTTGTTTTTCCGTTATACTTAAAGTAATCATAAGATTCGGAAGTAAAATGTAACTTCAACGCATTCCATAAAGCGTAAGCGGCAAAACCGGTATTCTCTGTCATAATTAATATTCTAATAACTCTGTCAATCCTTTTTCACTACCAATTACACCTTTTACAAAGGTATTGAAAGCTAAACTTATTCTAGTATCTTTGCTTGTGGTTTTTTCTACACTATGAGCCAAGTGTGATGGAAATACTAAAATATCTCCAGTCTTTACTGGTAACCACCATGATTCTGTGTTGTATATTGTTGGTTCTTTGGTGTATAATTTAATTTGAGAATAAGTTTGTTTGTAAAAATGAATTTTATCATGGTTGCCATCAGCATTGATGTAAATTACACCAGACAAATAACTATTAGAGTGATTGTGTTTATGATGATTTTCTCCTGGTTCGGTATAATTTAACCAAGATTGTGTTATATAAGGAGAAACTTTGCTACTCGGTATGATAATTTCATTAAAGTAAAACTCAACAGCTTTGAGTGCTTCTTGTTTTAATTTAAACAAACATTCATTCTCAAAAACATAACTATCATTACTAACAGTATTGCCGCCATTAGTGGAAATATTCTCTTTATTTGTATTCACAAAATGAATTTCTTCTTGTGAAAAATCTCTGTTAATATTTACACTTACCACCGATGTTGGAAACAATGGTGTGAGAATAAAATTATCCATATTACAATTTACATTCTGACAGCGCTTCATTAACGCCTAGAGTACCTTTTACAAAGCTATTAAAAGCAAGAGATATTCTTGTACCTTCTGTTTTTTTAATCTCAACCATATGGTCAATACTACCAGGAAATAAAAATATATGATTTTGTTTTACAGGAAACTTCCAAGCATCTGAATTGAATTTGTTTCTAACGACCGGTTTTTCAACTCCAATTATGTTTTTTTCATTTTTCATAAATGTAACTGTATCACCTTCACTTACTTGAATATACAGAGTTCCAGATATAAAACTATTTGGATGATAATGTGTTTGATGATACTGACCTTTTTCTGTGAAGTTCAACCAAGATTGTGTTATGTATGGTTGTAGTTTTTGTGGCTCAGCACTTACAACATTATAGAGGTAATTTTTTAAACAAAATAAAATACTTTCTTTGATACCACTCAACTCAGGACTTTCTAAAATATAATTGTTTCTTGTATTACGATTACTTTCATTTGGTGTTAAATCTTTTGATAGTATATCAAAGAAAGATAATTCTTCTTTTGTAAAATCTCTTTCAAATTTATAAAACGCAACAGGCTTGGGAAAAATAGCTTCCACATTTAAAACTTTAATATCATTCATAATGGCAACTTGGAGCTTTTCTTAATCAAATTTAATTCTTGTGCTTCTTCTTTAATCTTTGCTTTGAGTGCAGATGAAATTAATGTAGAGGCCACTTCAACTTCTAATCCTGTTTCTTTGCAATGATATAGAATGGCATCCATGTGATTACATCTCAATTTGAATGCCAGTTCTTCAATCATCATACTAAAATCTTTAATCTCACCTTTTGTTGGCATATTATGTTTTACTTTTCTCTCTATAAAAAATGTGGTTACCAATTTGTGTAATTCTTGGTAAGTTCCAATTAGGCTTTACATAATTGGCATGATAATACATGGCCTTCTCTTTATGTAGAATAACATGAGCAACTTCAGATGTCAAGGCTTTCTTTGCAACAAGTACCGATTCTTCCCATTGATATGGATTACGAATCATACTGTATGCTTGATTACAGAACCAAGAGAACTGGCAGACCATTCTACCATTCACTTCATCTTTTTGTTTGACAACACCACAAACGGTTTTTGGAAACTTTCCAGAGTTTACACGATTGAGTGTTACTTGTGCTACTGCCAATTTACCTTCAAATGATTCACTAGCAGATTCATAATAAATGTTTTCAGCAAGGCATTGTACCTCATTACTGAAATGATTACCAAGATTTGAAACAGTTACTTTGTTTGCTTGAGCCTTGGCTACGGGAATTAGTAGATTAACGGCAATCAGAACTGTTGAGATTGCAATTAAAAATTTGTTTGTTACTTTACGGTTGAAATACATTCTTCTTCCTTTTTGATTACGGCGGCCAAACATCTGACCGCCTTGGTCTCCAATTACGAATTCGTTTTCGATTTTATTTTAACTTCAGGTTGTGGAGTGGTTTGAGAAACGAATTGATTGAGAGCTTCCGCTTTCTTTACAATTTCATCTTCGGTGGGAAATGGCGGTAAGGCCGGGAAATCAGGTGATGATGTACCAGCAATTTTTGCTGAATCTACCTGTGTATGCCATTGCTGTTGTAGAGAATCATGTCTAGTGTGATAATCATCAGTTAGCATATCTTTGGCCATTTTTAAGAGTTCTAGCCGTATCTCATAAGGTGTCATACTCATTTACTTCTCCTTTTGTGTGTGTTTATGTGTATTACCAGCGGTTTGTGTGATGCTGGTGATTTATTTATCCAGGTGATTCTGTTGCTAAGTTCACCTGGTGAAACTCCGCTTACCTATTAGGCAGCAAGTGCATACTTATTATCGTTTGCGGTTAATTTAATTGCTTCTTCGGCCGAGTATCCTCAACCCTAACGCCTTTAGCTTTGACGATTCTCCATTGTTCTAATTATTGCCATGTCGAAACTATTCACCCCCATCAGAAGTATATTGCCACAACTATAGTGTGTGTTTGCTACCGATAACTCGGTTCGTCAATATACTTTTGGTGGAGGTGGGCGGATTTGCACCGCCGTCCACAACAACTTTTAAACAACTTCTACGAATTTACAAATAGTGCTATTAAAATAAATGTAATTGCTAATACACCAAAATAATAAGGCACTATTTTTAATCTACGTTCATTGACACAATTCTTGTCTGGCATCAAAATACTCCTAAAAGTGAGAGAATAAGAATTGTTGTTAATCCAACGGCCAATATTTTTAAAGCTCCCAACTGTCTTTCATTCTGCTCGGGAGTGCAGAGTTTTTTCCAATATTTGTTCATAGTGTTCCTATTATAAGTGTTTATACTTATTTAGTCAAGCCATACAATCAATGTTTACCATATTTTCATATTGTGAAAAGGACATTTGGATTTCTCTTTATCTTCACGAATTTTTTTTGTTTTGAAATATGTTCCATAAAAAGACACTCTAGCGGAACTTTTATGATACCAATCTT